ACTTTCGTATCTCTTCATTATATTTTAATATAATTATATTTATATCTAATTTAGCAAGCGTATTATTATCTTGCAAGGCTTTGGTTGTTGTTACCCTATGTATTTTTCCAAACAGTCCCTGTAGGACGAGGTGATGGACTTGTGCGTTATCTAGTGTGCCAGTTGTACCAATTCTATATTTTGCTTCAGTACATTTATTCATAATGTCGGTTAATGACTTTGATTTAAATCCATGACATTCATCACCAATAACCATACCAAATTGATCGAACCATTCCTTTGGTAGTTTATATATTGATTGCCATGTAGATATTACTACTGAAGATTGTATATTATCTTTATCTTTACCAGAATATATTTTGTGTATAGCTCTTTCGCCTAGGCCATAATCAACAAAATCTTTTTGCATTTGTTCTACTAATGAGGTTGTAGGTACAACTACTAAGACTCTTCCAGCTTTAGGATATCTGAATCCATCTGCAATGTATTTTAACCATAACTGAGATAAACAATAAATGATTAAAGATTTACCAGAACCTGTGGGAGACAGCAATACACAGCGATTTATGTTTAATGCTTTCATTACGGCATCAAACTGATAATCACGTATTTCTATAGGTTTACCGTTACTCGTAAGATTTAAATCTTTTATGTATTCATAAATCTGTTTAGGATCTTGTTCATTCTTATCCTGCGGTGCACCATATTTAGTAGATTCAGTTTCAAGAGTATAACTTCTTTGCTTACAGAATTCATCGACAAATGGGTATAATCCTGCCGGAAGTTCTCTATTCACATTATTAAATAATCTAATTTTACCGTCCCATATTTTACGTTTGTACAATTTCATGTACTTGTAACCAGGAACAAAGAAAGAAAAATAATCGCTTAGTTCTTTTGCAATTCCAGCATCGCAATCAATAAGAGCTGTGCTTTCATTTTTCTTCCATATTTTTATGTTAGCCACTTATATATGTTTCATCCTTGGGTCTATACCATTGTTTTTGATGATATAGTTTTGCTAATAATTTAGTAATTTCTTTTCTATCATTTGATTGATATTTTACTAACGCATTTTCAATTAGTTCAATATCTTTTGGGTTTAACTTAAATTCTTTATTATAGCTAGCCGCCACTTTCGAAGATCCTCCATTTGATCATGTTACTAATAGTCTGATGTCTCCAATTTATATTATTCATGATCTCATTTAGAGTATCTATTATAGTTTTCAAATACTCTATTTTTTCAACAGACTGCTGAATTTCTGGATCTGAATCGTAATAGTAATCCATTTCACCTTTTAGTATTTTAAGTCCATCAAAAGGGTCCGGCTTCCACCCTTTATCAACTATTTGATCCTGATCCATCTTTCCATTATAATAAAGCCATTTGTCTTTAAGTAATATTTTTTGGTCTTGTTCAGCTTTTTTAACTTTTAGCTTTGCAAGTGAAAGTAATTCTAAATATTTTGCATGAAGTATGGGAGTTTGACGAGAAGACTCATCTAAACTTGTTTGACCAATAACGCTGTCGCTCGACCACATGTCGAGAATCATTTTTAAATCCATAATATATCCTAAGATTATTCAATTTCAAAGTATGTAAATCTAAACGAAATAGGGAATGTTATATATTGTACATCACCAGTAGAAGCTTCAAAGTTTACATCACCTAATAGTGTTGGAAACGCATTTCTATATATAATTTTCTTCGCAACGTTATTATGACTTGTTAATATTGAAAGCGTTATGTCTGCTTCTGATGGACCTTTATCTCCATTAGCAGCTTCAGATGGTTTTACATCAGGCGCTTCAACAAATGACTTTAGCCAATTATACATTTCTGTATATGCTGAAAGGTCTTCATCCATAATAATCATTGCTGTCATCTCACCGAAATTTAATTTATCTCCGGTAAGTGGAACACCGCCGATTCTTTTGTACGGTATTTCTATTTGTGTTACTGACATGTCGGGATGCATAATCGATTGCGCAAAGTATTCAATGTTTGGGAAATACTTACGATTAATGCCTATCTTAAAACCAGTAGGTTGTAGATAGTTAGGATTCGTAGTAGGCGTAGATTCCAAAATGCCAGTTGATGTGGTTGTAGTTGATATAGCCATTATACTTCCTTTATATGTCAGTATTTATAATAAAAAAAGGGCCGCCGAAGCGACCCCTGTGGAGGTATTTCCGTTAGTAGGCTTAAGCCATGATATTGTCTACACGGAAAATTCTGTAGTATTGGTTTGATTTCGCAGCAGCAAGACCGTTTGCAGGTGTTGCACCAACGAATGGGTTTGACGCCATGCCGTATCGTGTTTTGAAACCGATTTTTGGCTGGAAGTTTTCTTCCCCTACCGCACGAACCATAGTTAGTGGTACGTATGGACAATAGAAGATACCTGCGTCATATGGGTTTGTACCCTTATAACCAACAGTTACGTAATCTACAGTTGCATATGGGTCAATATAGACTCGTGTGCGACCGTTAAGAACACCAGCAAATGTGTTACCTGTGTCATCTACGTTTAAGTTAGTTGATAGTGCAGGAGTGTAATCCAACATGCCTGAAGCTGCAAGAGCTGAAGCAACGTCTGAAGAACAGATAATGAAGTTACCTTTTCCTCTACGTGTTTCTTTTGCAATTACGTTAGCTTCTCGTTCGATTTGAACGATTAGGCCTTTGAATTTTTCAACTGACCAACGACCATCAGCATCTGATGACATGTTAAACACACCATTGATTGCTGTTGATGACTGGAGTGCACCAGTTTTCGCTTGTGAGTTGATTGTTCGGATTACTTCGCGGTTGATCTCAGCCAAGATTTCTGTTGAAAGAATGTTGGCCAACTCTGTCTCAGCGTCAAGACCATGAATTGCTTTCAAGTCTTGTGCTAGTTCTAGAGTATATTCCGCTTTCAACGCACGTGACTTCGCAGTCACAGTTGCTTTCTCGATGGTGAAACCCATTTGCTCGAAAGCATTTGAAGCAGAATCACCGAGAGCTTCAGCAGAGTCTGTAGTCATACCAGCGCGAGCAAGATCAGTAACACGGTCTGAGTCGATAGTGTTAGGTGAAGATGCGTTAGTTACGCTTAGACCTGAACCCTCTTGAGTAATAGCCGCAGCAGTTTTTGTACCTGAATGGCGGGTATTAGCTTCGTTGAAAAGAGCTTCGTCGTTAGATGTTGAACCACCGTCGAAACGTGATTTCATCGCAAAGATGAGACCAGTTGGACCTGACATTGGCTGAACACCAGCAACGTCGTATGCCATTAGGTTTGGCATTGCACGTCGTACAAGTGAAATCAACACAGGATCCCATGTTCCGATAGAACCAGTATTAGCACCGGCCGGAGCAGCTTCTGTGATGAAGCCTTGATTTTGAGCACGCTCTTCACGTAGAGCAGTCTCTTGGTTTTCTAGAATCGCAGCTGTTACTGCTTTTCGGTGAGCGTCTTTGATAGTACCCGCTGATTCTTCATTAAGTACTGGTGCCCACTTTTCGACTAATTTGTCATAAGATTGCATTTGTTTGGACTCCCAAATTTATGTTTGCGATGCTTTACGAATCGCGGTTAGATATTGTGCCATTGTATCAGATGCTTCGACGATGTTACCATCTTCATCTTCAACTGCGTCTTCGATTACAGACTCAACGGCTTCTTTTTTGAAGTATGACTCTTTGACAGTTTTAACTTTTTCGGCAAAAGTATCTTCGTCTTCAAAAGTAATATCTTCTACAAGCTTCGCAAGTTTTTCAACTTGTGTTTCAGCAAGATCTTTTGACGCTTCACGAATAATTTCGTTACGCTTCATTGATTCTAACTCTTCGGAAACTTGAATTGCTTTTGCTGTTGAAGCATTTAGAGCTTCTTCAAGATCTTCAACTTCAGCAGCTAGTTCGTCAACTAGGTCAACTTTGGATTCTGGAACCTCGATGTAAGATTCTGTAAACAGATCTTTCAATGAGTTCATAAACTTCTCTGCAATCTCGGTACGTAGACCTGATTGTACAGCAAGTTTATTTTCTTCCATCCAATTCTCAACCACATAGTTGAGGTAGCTATCGACTTTTTCGACCATATCAGCTTTAGTAGCTGCTACTTCTTCGTCGAGTTCAGTCTTATAGTTTTCTTCTAAACGATCAATTTCTTCTGATAGTTTAGATTTAATAGCTGCTTCAAAAATTACGGCTGTTTTAGCTTTAAACTCTTCTGAAAGAGTAGCTTCAGACTCGATTAATGCGTCTAGATCTGCAGAAAAATCGGCTTGATATTCAACGATTGGTTGATCATCAGCTTCAACTTCTTCTGCCACAGTTTCGCCCATTATTTTAGCATACATTCCGGCAAGCTCTTCTTTTTTCATTTTGCTTGCTTTCATGTACATTGCATTAATCATACCAGCTTTGGTTCCTGGCAACTTTTGCATTGGATCTTTCGGACCGCCTTTGCCACCTGGCTCTTTAGCAGTCTTTCCTTTTCCTTCAGCACCCTTTACAGAAGCAACGGATTGCGCCTCTGCATTTTTAGGATCGTGAGCTTCTTCGATTTCGATCTCGTCCTCGAGCTCAACTTCCTGGTCTTCTACTTGATCAGTCATGTTTGACCTCCTAATAAGATTTAGTTTTCAGTAACGAGAGGAAATTCTTAAACTCACGAGTCTGAACTCCGTAGAGATCAGCGCGTGGAGCCTTCTTAATTTCAGTCTCCATTTTTTCAATTTCTTGAGCTTCAATGATGCCGTTATTCCAGACCCAGTCAACGCCTTCCATAATTCCATTAACAAAAGCTCCAGGAGCTGATGGATCTTGTACGATGTCAATCGTATTAAGCATAAAGTCATCTTTGACATACATGGCGTCGCCACGCTTCTCAAGGCTACCCATACCACGAGTTGAGACACCTAGTTGTACACCGCCTTCAAGTAAACCTTTTACAATTTGACCCATTGGAGTGTCCAATATAGTTGCCTTACCCATCACATTATTTTCCTCAATTTTGAGGTCCGTTATGAGATGGGAAACTTTGTCCAAGTTAACAGTAGGACCTTCGGGATGATTTAACTCAC